TCGGTCGAGGTCAAGGTCTACGAGGGCGAGGCGGGGCTGGTCGCGGACTTCGTGGTTCCGCTGGAATCGGAATTGGAGAACGTGCTCCTGCTGTCGAGCGGCGGCGGCTTGCTGCTGTCCGACGGGGAGACCACGCTCGGGCTTTCTGGATAAAACTATGCCGACGGCGCTCAGCGAGAAGATAATCAACCTCACCCCCGGCGGGGCGGCCCAACCCGCCGACCTGGTCTACGCCGTGCGGGACGACGACCAGGACGTGAGCCTCACGGCCGAGGCGATAGCCGCGCTCGGCGGTTCACCGGAGGGAACTGATGGCGCGATCCAGTTCAACGACAACGGCTTGTTCTCCGGCTCCTCGGCCACGATCGACGAGGACGGGAACATCGTCGACCTCGATGGGCTGTTTACTTTTGGAAGTCTCTCCGCATTGCCGGAGTATCTGCAATCTTTAATCTATCCCGGCCTCAATTCGGTTAACGCAATCGTTCCGGCTGGGTTTGGCAATGGCGATATAGGCGCAGTATTGCAGACCGGAGGATACTGTTCCGATCTGGCCACGTACATCATAGGAATGTCCACTAGTGTAGCGTCACCATGTGGGTCGTATGGTAATTATACGCAAGCCGTAGTTGCAAGCAGTTCGTCGGATGCAGTGGCATCCGGCTATGCCGCAGATGTTTTCGCGGAAGATGCTACAGTCGCCGGCGCACATTTGTTTGGCAGCTTCTTTGGCGTGTGGAACAATGGTGGCACGGTTAGCGCTGGCGCTGCCATCGACATAGCTGTAGGACAGAATGTTTCTGGGCGAGGAACCGGTCCTTCCGGAATTCAGTTCGGGGCCGCTCTTTACATAGAAGGCGTGAGCGCAGATCCTTCGACGGGAGAAGCTATAGGAATTTACGTTTTTCCGGAGAGTAATGGGTCAGACTACGGCATCAACGGCGCAACGCGTTATTTCATTAAATCCCGAAGCACAGCGCCAAGCGTACTCTCTGGTCCGATGGAAGTCACCGCCCTGAGTTTAAGCATCTTGCCTCCGACTTACGCCGACAACGCGGAGGCGGTTGACGGCGGCCTGTCCGCCGGGGAGATTTACAGGACCGGCAGCGATCCAGACTTTTTGTGCATCGTCCACTGAGGAATCGACTATGAGAGTCATACCACTCACGCAGGAGCAGCAGGAGAAGATAGCCAGCCTCAAGGACGCCGTGGCTGCCGCGCAGCTGGCCGCAGCCCCGTACAGCCGGGCGGTCCAGGCGGCAAGCCAGAGGCTGAACGAGTACATAGAGTCGCTGACCGGGGTGAAGTCCGGCCCGTCTCCGCTGGCCCGCCGCAACCAGGTCGGCATCACCGACGATGGCACCACGCTCGTGATCCCGTGACCGTCAACATTTACACCAAGCATAAAGGAGCATCATAATGTCCAGCACCGCGCTTCCATTGAGTTTGGTCGTTCCTATCACCGTGACCACGCAGGGCATAGCCGTGACCGCGCCCACGTACAACATCGGGCTCATAACCGGGACGACGGTTGCCAGCGGATACGCGGCGGCTAATTCTAGGATTCTGCAGTTCTCGCAGGGGGATTGGTCCTCCGCAATGATCGCGGCTGGATTTCTGCTCACGTCGCCCGAGTACATCGAGGCGGGCATCTACTTCTCGCAGAATCAGGCCGCGCAGTTGGTGTTCGTCGGCCTGCAAAACCCGTCTTCACTGAAAACGCTGATTCCCCATTCCGGGGCGGCGGGAACGAATTACACCGCCGGGGACATAGTGCAGGTGCTTCAGGGGTCACCCCCGAACGTCACGGGGCAGGCGGAGATACTCACAGTCGCGGCGGGCGGAGTTCCGCTCACTTTGGCGCCGGTGCTCACTTCCGACGGCACGGGTTACACGACCGGAACGGATCTGGCAACAGCGAACGTGACCGTCGCGAACCCCGCCGCGAGCGGATTGTACGTCGACGTCACGGCCATCGGGGAAACCCCGGAAGCGTGTTTCGCGTACCTGCGCAACGCGAACGGCACGTGGTACGGCTGCACGTCCACGACCGCCGCCGACTCTGACCACGAGGCCATCGCCACGTTCGTCCAAGGCATCTCGCCGCCCGCGAAATACTATTGGGCGTCGTCCACGGTGGCGATCTCTCAATCTCCGTACCAATCCGGATCGACGGACGTGGCCAGCTACATGGAGGCCAACAGCCTCTCGAACGTGACCGGCATCTACTCGACCACACAAAACGGGACCGCCCCTAACAACGTTTACGCGGCCGCCGGCATGATGGGATTGGAGATGGGGTTGAACACCGGACTGGCCGGGAGCTACTACACGCTCGCCTTCAAGACGCTGGTCGGAGTGACCCCGGAGCCGCTCACCCTGCAGCAGTACCAAAACATACTGTCGAAGAATTGCAACATCTACGGCAACTTCAACAACGCCTATGCCTGGGTGTATCCGGGGATCAGCGGCCGGACGAATTGGTTTTCAGACTTCGTGACTTTCCTCAATGTCCTGAAAGCGCAGATTCAATACAACGTGGCGAACGCGCTCGCGCTGCTTCCCGCGGTTCCCGAGGACAACGCCGGCGAACAATTGTTGATCCACGCCGTCAACCAGGCGTGCGACGCGCTGGGCGCCGTCGGGTTCATCCAGCCGGGAGTGTGGGGCGGCGCGACGATCCAGCTTCCGAACGGGACCGGCGGCACCATCGGGATCACGAACGGGCAGGCGCTCACGAATGGATACACGGTGTTCGCGGCATCGTTCGCCACGCAGACTTCGGCTGCGCAGCAGGCGCGACAGGGGATGCCGATCTACGTCTGCGTGAACACTCCGGGCGCAATTCAGTCCGTCCAGATCAATTTGCAGGTCCAGTTCTAGGAACAGGAGAAACATATTATGGCGCAACCAACCGGCGGCGTGTACAGTTTCGGGGATGTCGTGATCGCGTTCGCGTCTCCATTAGTTCCCGCGATGTCGTTCTCCGGCCCAATCGGAACGACGCGCATCGTCGTCGCCATGACCACGGTCCGCACGGTGCACGACGTGGCGGCGGACGGGGCCATCATGGTGTCAAGCATCAAGGGCGACAACGGGCACGTCACCATCGAGACGCAGCAGACCTCGGTCATCCACCAGTTCTTCACCGAGTTCATGAACCAGCTGATCGCGGCGCAGAGGAACAACGACGTGACAAACTGGGCCTCGGCCACGCTCTCCATCCGCTCGGTGACCACGAACACCGGGCACGTGCTCACGGGACTCAGCCCGACAAAGCAGCCCGACACGCCATATGCCGCGCAGGGCGAGCACACCACATGGGAGTTCATGGCGGCTGACGTGACGAACACGTAACACTGAGGACTTCATGCAAAGCAAAGATGTGACTGTGAACGGAAAGAAGTACCACATCGAGCAGATGACTCCCTTCGTCGCCGGACGAGTCTACGGCTGGCTGAAGGGCGCAGCCATCGAGTTCTCGCGCAGGGACAAGGGACAGACTTCCGCCCCGGACAGAAACCAGACTCCTTCCCCAGAGGAGCAGCAGGAGATCGCCGACGGATCAGTCGAGTACACATGGTCCATCGCTCCGTCCACCATCAGCGAGGAGGCGTGCGAGAAAATTCAGCGCTACGCCCTGCAAGTTTGCAGGTACTACGACGCCCCGACGAACGCCCCGTGCGACCTGCTGGTGAACGGACGGATCGCGGATGCCGCGCTGCAGGAGAACGGCCCGGGAGTCGACGACCTCGTGCTGAAATCGCTCCAGTTGTCCTGCTCCCCTTTTTTCTTAAGGGAGTTGCTGAAGATGTTCCCGGCAACTCCGACGGCATAGACTTATTCATCTACCGCCCGGTGCTCTCAGGAATGTGGCAGCAGCGCGAAGTCTTCGACGGGACCTACCGCGTCTCCGATTTGCTGACGGCTCACGCGCTGCTCGATATCAGAGAGAAATCGCGCTTGGATGTTATGGATCAAGCGAGGAGCAAGAAGCCACTTCTGTCGCTCCCGCTGTCGTGGTTTTCGAGGTGGGGTTAGAAAATTGGACACATCGGTCATAAAGAGTTATTTGGTGGCTTTGAATTTCGACGTGAATTCTCAGAGCCAGCGGAAATTTGACGAGGCCATCCGCGTCGCCACGCAGAACATCACACGCTTCACCGGCGGCATGGCCACCAGTTTCGTCGAGGCTGGGGCGTCCGTCGTCGGAGTGCTCACGGCGATAGCTACAGGGACGGTAGCACTAGCGACAGAGACCGCCCGCGGCGATTTGCAGATGCAACTCATGGCGCGCCGGATGATGATGTCTTTGCCGCAGTTCCGCGAGATGAAAATGGCGCTGGACGCTTTGGGAGTCTCTGCCCAGGACGTGATCTTCGGGCCGCCGGAGTTGCGCGAGAGGTACAAGACGCTCTCGGAGGACAACCGCCGCATCATGGCTGCGCTCGGCCCGGCGGACTTCGAGCGGGAGATGCGCCGGATACGCGACGTGGAATTCCAGTTCACGCGGCTGCGGCAGGAGGCAGGGCTGTTCGTGATGGCGCTGACCAAGTCGCTGTCAAAGGCTCTTACCGGAGACGAGAACGGGATACTGATGCGGCTCAAGAGTTGGAACGAGTGGCTGATCCAGAACATCCCGGACTTAGCGAACAAGGCCGCTACCTATCTGGCTCCTGTCCTGAGGGACGTTTGGAGCATACTTAAGGACATAGGCTCGATGGGGCAGATGGTCGCGGACGACTTCGTGCAGATGGTCGGGGTGTTGTACAACGACCAGCGCCTCATCGGCGGAAAAGCTAACCTCGAAACCATCAGCCTATCGCTTCAGCACATCTCCGACGAACTGGCAGACATCATCGACGAGACGCGG